GGGATACTCACCCACACCAATAAGGAGATAAAATATGAAATCAGATGTAAAAGCGATAAGAGTTACAGGAACTGGTTCGGTGTTCGCAGGAAGAACAAGATTAAGAGGTATAGTTCTTGTGTCTGACAGTGGAGGATCAGCTGGAGGAATAACTTTACAAGATGGAGATTCAGTAACTCAGTTCCAAGGTGACGTTGCAAATGGGGATGTTTTCGCATTAAATATTCCAGAAGATGGAATAGTTTTCAAAAGTGGAATGACTGTTTCTGCAATATCAAACTTAACAGCTGCTACGTTATTAATAGACAAGTAGGAGGTTAGATGGCTAACACTACTTCGGGCACAGTAATATTTGATAAAAATTTCGCTATCGACGAAATAATTGAAGAGGCGTATGAAAGAATTGGTTTGCAAAGTGTATCTGGTAATCAGATGCGTCAAGCAAGAAGATCTCTTAATATATTATTTCAAGAGTGGGGTAATAGAGGACTTCACTATTGGCAGATAGGAAATAATTCAATTACATTAGTAAATGGTCAAGCAGTTTATACAATGTTTAGATCAACAAGTGATGGCACTTCTGATGCTACAGCTATCTATGGTGTAGATGATATTTTAGAGGCTGTTTATAGAAATTCTTCAAGTGTTGATTCACCTCTTACAAAAATAAACAGATCTACATATCAAGCTCTTTCCAATAAAACATCAACAGGTCAACCATCACAATACTACGTTCAAAGATTTATTGATAAAGTTACAATTACTTTATACTTAACACCAGGTTCATCAGAAGCTGGTAATACGATTAATTTTTATTTTGTAAAAAGAATACAAGATATTGGTGATTATACTAATGCAACAGACGTACCGTACAGATTTGTTCCTTGTATGGTATCTGGGTTAGCTTTCTATTTATCACAAAAATTTAAACCTGAATTATCTCAACAAATGAAACTGTATTACGAAGATGAATTACAAAGAGCGTTAGCTGAAGATGGTTCCTCTTCAAGTTCTTACATAACCCCAAAAACTTATTATCCAAATGTCTAATTTTGCAAAAGGTAAATTCGCTAAATTTATATCTGATAGATCAGGACTAGAATTTCCATACAAAGAAATGGTTAAAGAATGGAATGGTTCTAGAGTTCATGTATCTGAATTTGAACCAAAACAACCACAACTACAGCCAAAACCACATGGTGCTGATCCTGAAGGTTTACCAATGGCAAAACCTGATAGAACAGAGCCAGCGACAGATAGATTATTACCTGGAAACCCCTTTAATATAACATCTGGTAGCACCACAATTACAGTGACAGAGCCAAGTCATGGAAGATCTACTTCAGACACAGTCGTTTTTAGAAACGTGGATGGATCACCTGGGGGTATAGCTTTTACAGTGTTTGAAAATTCTTCAGGATTTAGTATAACAGTAACAGGAACAGATAATTATACGTTTACATTAGGATCAACTCCTACTGTGACGGAAAGAGCAGGAGGAATGTTTGTAACGGCAGGGCCGGTAACATTAACACCATAATGGCAGGATTAAGTTATTCAGGATTAATTACACAAATTAGAAACTACACAGAAGTAGACTCTAATGTTTTATCTGCTGACCAATTAGAAAATATAATTTTAAATGCGCAATATAGAATTATGCGTGATGTTCCCATTGATGCAGATAGAAAACAACAATCTGGTAATTTAGTTACAGGACAAGAAACAATAAATGCTCCAGGTGGATGTTTATTTATTAGAGCTATACAAGTCTATGATTCAACTTCAGATATTACAGGCAACAATAGATTTTTAGAAAAGAAAGATGTTACATATTTACAAGAGTATATACCATCAACAGAGACAGCAAAAAGAGGACAACCTAAATATTACGCTATGTTTGGAGGAGCCACTGGAGATGGAGATACAAATTCAGGCAGAATAATGTTTGCTCCTGTGCCCGATACTACATACAAATTTAGGGTTCATTTTAATAAAATGCCAGCTACTTTAGCTTCTGATAATACAACGAACTATATCAGTCTAAACTTCCCTAATGGCCTATTATACTGCTGTTTAGCAGAGACATATGCCTTCTTAAAAGGTCCACAAGATATGTTGACATTATACGAACAAAAGTATAAACAAGAGGTAGATAAGTTTGGTGTTGAACAAATTGGCAGACGAAGACGAGATGACTACACCGACGGAGCTGTCAGATTATCAATACCTTCAACTAACCCGTAAGGAGTTTTTATATGGCAATTACATCGGCAGTATGCACAAGTTTTAAAGTAGAACTTTTAAAAGGAGTTCATGATTTTACAGCAACAACAGGTAATACTTTTAAGATTGCTTTGTACACTAGCTCTGCAACTCTAGGCGCTAGCACAACGGCTTACACAACTTCAAACGAAATAACTAACACTTCTGGAACGGCTTACACAGCAGCCGGCGCAACGTTAACGAGCGTAACTCCAGTTGCTTCAAGTACAACTGCAGTTTGTGATTTTGCAGATGTAAGTTATACAGATGCATCATTTACAGCGAACGGTTGTCTAATTTATAACGACACGGCAACAGGTGATCCTGCGTGTGCGGTCATTGCTTTCGGCGGTGATAAAACTGTAACTAGCGGAACTTTCACAATTCAATTTCCAACAGCAGACGCTACAAACGCTATCATAAGATTAGCATAGGAGTAACGACGGATGTCCGTTACTAGAACATATACAGTAACGGTGGTCAGCACCGACTCTGGAAATAAATATGCTATTGATGGTGTTCAACAAGATACTCTCTATTTAGCTGAAAGTGGAACTTACAAATTTGATCAAGCTGATTCCTCTAACACATATCATCCGTTAAGATTTTCTACCACAAGCGGCGGAACACACTCAGGTGGAAGTGAGTACACGACCGGAGTTACAACCAACGGAACGCCAGGTTCTTCAGGAGCTTACACTCAAATTACTGTAGCGACTGATGCTCCAACTTTATATTATTATTGCACTAACCACTCAGGAATGGGAGGAACGGCAAATACACCAACTCCTGATACGTGGGGAGCTTTAGGTTGGAATACTAATCTTTGGGGAACTAATGAAGAGTTTGTTGTAGGTTGGGGAGCCAGAGCATGGAATGATGGTGAGTGGGGTGAACTTAAAGATGAAACACTTACTTTAACTGGTGTATCCGCAACAGCGTCAGTTGGAGATATTGTTGCTTTCCCTGAACAAGGTTGGGGCAGAGATGGTTGGAACGATGAGTCTTGGGGTGAATCAAGTTTAACAGTAGAATTAACTGCACCTGATGCAATTGTATCAGACTTAGGCCCTAATGGTTGGAGTAATGCGTCTTATGGTGAAAATGGTTGGGGAATGTTTACACTTAACCCTGCCGACGTAATTGGGCTAACGGGCGTATCTTCAACTTCAGGTGTTGGCTCTGTTTCATTTACAATAGACACAGAATTTGCACTATCAGGAGTAGCTATAACTTCTGGTGTTGGAGCGATTGATCCTACCGCAGAAGTTGTTGGACCAACAGGTCAAGCAATAACTTCTTCCGTTGGTTCTATTGCACCAGCAGATGTAATGGGATTAACTGGAGTATCTGCAACGTTCAGTATTGGAAGTGTAACTATTGCATCAAATCCAGTAATAAATGTAACAGGTCAATCAATAACTTCTGGCGTGGGATCAATAGATCCTTTAGCTATCGTAATGGGACTCACTGGAGTTTCAGCGACTGCTAGTGTAGGATCTACTATTGTAGCAGATTTCACAATAGGTTTAACAGGACAATCTGCAACTGCTTCCGTAGCTGGATTTGGCACTGCGTCAGGCTTTGGAATTCAAGCTTATTCTGATGTTGACACAGGTTCAAATACGAGTTATACAAATGTAGCTTAAGTAAATAGGAGATAAAATATGGCTTCAACTTATACACCACTCGGTATTGAACTACAGGCAACTGGAGAAAATGCTGGAACGTGGGGAACAAAAACTAATACAAATTTACAAATAATAGAGCAAATAGCTGGTGGTTTTACTACGCAAGCCGTATCAGATTCTGGTGATACAGATTTATCTGTATCTGATGGATCTACAGGTGCAACTCTTGCACACAGAATTATAGAATTTACAGGAACTATTTCAGCTTCAAGAAACGTTACTATTCCAATCGATGTTCAAGGTCTTTATGTTTTAAAAAATTCAACATCTGGATCTCAAAACGTAGTATTTAAATACGTATCAGGATCTGGAGATAGTGTAACTGTTACACCAGGTGCAGTAAAATTAGTTTACGCAACAGCAAATGACGGGACTAACCCAGACATTGATGATTGTGGATTCATTACTGCCTCTTCAACAGACACGTTAACAAATAAAACTTTAACGTCTCCTATAATTGGAACTTCTATTTTAGATACAAATAGTAACGAAGTAGCTAAAATTACGGCTACAAGTTCAGCAGTTAATGAAGTTACTTTTGTAAATGCTGCTACAGGAAACAATCCATCAATTGACGCTTCAGGTGGTGATTCAAATGTAGGTATTGCATTAAAAACAAAAGGAACTGGAGTAATTCAAGCAGAAGATTCAGGCGGAAACGTATCTGCAGTTAAAATTGCAGGTAAAGAAACTATTTGGGTTCCTGCTAATTCTATGTATCCTAACACGACAAACGGATGTGCAGAGATAGCTCAAACAGAATTATCAAATGGACCTGAGATTAAAACTTTAGATTTTGATAAAGACTCTGATGAGAACGCTCAATTTTCTGTTGCTTTTCCAAAATCTTGGAATGAAGGCACAGTAACTTTTCAAGCATTCTTTACAGCAGATTCAACAAACACAGGAACTGTATCTTGGGATTTAGCAGGAGTTGCAGTCTCTGATGATGATACTTGTAACGTGGCGTTTGGAACAGCGGTTGCACCAACTGCAAAAGCTCACAGCGGTACGGCAAACGATTTAGACGTAACAGCAGAAAGTGGAGCAATAACTATTGCTGGTTCACCAGCAGCAGGAGATCAAGTGTTTTTTCAAATCACAAGAGATGTATCAGATGATTCTTTAACAGCTGATGCGAAACTATTAGGGATCAAATTATTCTTCACAACAGACGCTGCTAACGATCTATAAGGAGGATAAATGTCAGGATTCGGATACAACATTCTAGGTTTCGGGGGTGGTGGAGTACCATTAGATCCATTTCCAACGGGTTCAGGTGGAGATTCAACACAAACCGTTGAAACTAATTTTAAATTACATACCTTTACATCGTCAGGTCAGTTCACTTGGACTAGAGGTAGTGATGCTCAATATGGAAATAAAATTCAATTTTTACTTGTAGCTGGTGGAGCCGGTGGAGCGGCTGACCATGCAGGAGGTGGAGGAGCCGGGGGTTACTTTTATAATGGTGATTACACTGGTTCTTTAAGTTCAGGAGTTTATGCCGTCACAGTGGGAGGTGGTGGTGCTGGAGGCCAACAAAATGGAACTCCAGGAGATGCACCAGGGACTGATGGTCAAGATTCTTCTATTTCAACGTTCTCTGCAACAGGAGGCGGCGGAGGCGGTGCCTACAACGTTAACGGAGAACAAGGTGGCTCTGGAGGCGGCTCTGGGGCAGGAACAGGTATGAATGCAGGCGGCGAAGGAAACGTTCCTTCAAGATCGCCAAGTCAAGGAAATGACGGAGGAAACGGCGGAAGTCAAACACCTGATTGGGTGTCCGGCGGTGGCGGCGGAGCAGGCCAAGCAGGCACGTCAGGATCGCCAGGATCTGCAGGACACGGCGGAAACGGACAAAATGCGTCTCCATTAGAAACAACAACTCGAGCTGGAGGCGGCGGAGGCGGCGCCCAACGTATGGGAATGAGTTCGGGTCCGGCAGGAAATGGCGGAACAGGCGGCGGCGGTGGCGGTTTCGCTGGATCTCAAGGAGGACAAAATGCAACCGCAAATACGGGCGGCGGCGGAGGCGGCGGCGGATCGTCTGGACAATTTGGAGGTAATGGAGGAACAGGTATTGTTTTAATACAATATAAGTTTCAATAATCATGGCTACATTTTGTAAAATAGATGCAGAGGGCAAAGTAAAAGAAATTCACTCGGTTAATGATTCTAATTGTTTAGACGAAAACGGAAATGAATCAGAAGCTGTTGGAATTGCTTTCTTAACAAAAGTTTTTGGTCATACTGACTGGAAACAATGTTCTTACAATACTGGTCTAAGAATAAAAAGCGATGGAGGATTAGAAAGCTATCACAAAGATGGCGGAACTCCGTTTAGAGGCACGTATCCAGCTAAAGGTTATTTTTATCACGAAGCAGGAGATTTTTTTCATCCACCACAACCTTTTAATTCTTGGACTTTGGACACCACTCAAAAAGGATGGAAAGCCCCGGTTACTTACCCTAGCGTAAGAACTTATCCAAAAACACAATTTGATTCTGAACAAAATGCAGAGGTTGAAGATCAAATACCTTATTTCATTGGTTGGGATGAAGACAATCAAAGATGGTTGGGATCAGATAAAGAAGAACCTATGAATAATTTTATTTGGAATCCATCTACATCTAGCTGGGATCCAGCTTAATTATAAGGTCTACCTAACATCCAAGCAACTAAAGACCATCTAGTTCCTTTGGTAACAGGTGTAACTCTATGAAAAACAAAAGAAGGAAAGAAAGTTATAGACCCTTGTAATTTAGATTCTTTAAAACTAACTTTTTTATCATTTAAAGTATCTTGAAAATTAAATTCTAAGTCTCCTCCTTCGTAAGTTGAAGGATCTGTTAAGTTTAAAGTCATAGATATTTTTCTAATTTTATTTCTAAAATTAACATTAACATGATTATTTTCATAAGGTTCATTTCTAGCGTCTCTATGCCAATGATAAAATTGATTTTTTGTGTATCGAGTAAGTTGTAAAGATTCAATAAAATCTACTTGAAAATTCCAACCAGCATTTTTGTTAGCAGATTCTGCATATTTATTAACCATGTCAAAAAGATATTGGTTGTTTAACCAAACAATTTTAGAATTTCTTGTTTTTTTTAGCTCAGAGTTTTTGTGTATCTTTGCCTTTTTAAAAGACTTATGACCCTCATCTATTATTCTTTGGCATTGATCAACAGAAATCGCAGATTTAAATATCCAACAATAATTTGTTAAATTCATATTTTACTTCTCATTGACTTTCATATATAATCTTGTATCATTATTTAAGAAATATGAAAAGGATAATTATAGTCACCAATGAAGTTACTGGTTTAATATCTGCTTTAATCTTAAAACAAAAATTTATTGATTCAGAAATTAAAGTCATAGCTTCTACAAAGAAAAACCCGCTAGGAAGTCTAACGGATACCACAAATGATTTTCAAGATTTTATGGGCTTTACAGGTATTAACCTTCAAGATTTGTTTAAATCATGCGATGCTGCATTAAAGTGGGGCTCTAAATTTAAAAATTGGTCCAAAGATGATTTTATATCAACATATATAACACATCCTCATTCTAGAGAGTTTGGCCAATATTTATTTATGTGGGGTGAGTTTATAAAAAAAGATATCTCAAGCAAAGAAATGTGGCACCCTAACGTATGGCAAAGTTTAATTAATAAAACACATCATCCATTAATGCATCAATTAAATAGAGATAAACTTTATAAACATTTAGAAAAAATTTGTTCATTAAGAGAAATACAAATTGTTAAAGATAATATAACTAGTGTTGAGGTTGAGAAGAATAGTATTAAAAGTTTAAAAGGTAGTCAAAACTATACCGCAGATTTTTATATAGATATAACAGGATTAGATAGAAAATTAATAAAACATTTATCTCCTGAATGGATATCTTGTAAAGATATGTTATCTAATAATGAAGCAACTGTTGTTGAGGAAAAAGTAGGAAAAGAATGTTTGGTGTATACCACAAACACAAAACTAAAACACGGTTGGTCACAGAGCATAAACGATTATAAGAATCAGACTACTGTATATTATTATAATAATAAAAAATCACAATCTAATAGAGTGGGTAAAAAGATTACTTTTGAACAAGGATATTATAAAGAAACTTTTATAAACAATTGTTGTGCTATTGGAATGGCTAGTGGTTTTATTGAACCTATACATGGCCACTCACTTACATTAGGTATAAATCAAACTTATCTTCTTATGCACCATTTACCTAATGCAAATAAGTTTATGCGTAAGTTTTATAATTTAGGTAATTTAAATATGTATGAAAATATTAGAGATTTAACTTATCTTACTTATATGAATAATAGTAATTTTAATCCGTCAGAAAATTTACATGATTATTTAGAAGTTTGGAAGCATAGACTGCCTATTCACGAAGACTTACCTTACAGATTTTCTTTATACAAATCTCTTCACTTTATTGTGTTGTTGCATGGATTAGGTTTTTTAAAAAAACATAAAAAAGAATTATTAAAAGAATATAACTCTATGAATAATATGCTTCATAGTTTAGCCGAAAGCTATTGGCTAGATTATAAAAAAACCTTTGAATTTAAAGGTATGCCTCATAAAGATTATTTAAAATTTCATCACCACTCATGACACCTAAATTTAGATATTGGTTTTGTAAGGACGTTTACAATTCATCTCAAATCAAGCAATTAAATAAACTTATCAATAAAGAGATAAAGAAAGGAAGACTTGAGGGATCAGATAATCCAGCGAGACTTGCAACTAAGACTTCTAAAGTTCATATTGTTGATTACGCTCCATTAAGACACGCTCTTATGCCTTTTGAAAAAAATGCTTTTTTTGCTAACGAAATGAATTTTAATTACACCCTATATCCAATATCAAATAAAAATGTAAATTATAATATTTATAATCCAGGAACTGAGTACACATGGCATGTAGATAAAGATCCGACAGCGCAATATGATATGAAACTTACTTGTCTGTTAAATCTTTCTGAGAAACCTTTTAAGGGAGGAGAGTTTTTAATATTTGAAGGAGTGGAGTATGTTGTGGAAGAATTAGATAAACCAGGTTCAATGATTATTTTTCCTAGTTTTATGAATCATAAAGTTAATCCAATTAAATCAGGGCAAAGAAGAACACTAACTCTATGGCTTAATGGACCTAAGTTTCAATAATTTTACACAGAAGATTTGTTCTGTGCAGACGGATATTACAAAAGAACTTTTGTATCAGCTTGAAAACATGAAATTATATAAAGACAAATCTCAATTAAATAATTATGATAAGACATCTTTATTTGATCGTGTTGTTTACGATCAAGTATTTAATTTTTTAAATGAATACATAGTTCCGATTATAAATAAATATGGTTACGAAAAATTTAAATTAATAAATTGTTGGAACCAAAGATATTATAAAAATGATTACCACTCTTTACACACCCATAATAATGGTAAGAATAACTTCTCATGCATCTTATATATTAAATGTAAAGAAAAATCTTCTGCCACACGTTTTTATCCTCCAGGATATCCTTATATTGTTTTTAATGAGTTTATTGATATCTACCCAAAGGTGGGTAAACTTGTTGTCTTTCCAGGCTACTTGCCTCACGAAGTTTTACCCAACAAAGATGACGAGCGTCTAATCATGTCAGCAAATATAGAGGTAGAATAAAATGAGCTATAAAATTATACCTAATCTTTTGCCTGAAATACAATTTAAAGGATTACAACATTATATAATGAGCAATAATTTTCCTTGGTTTTTTGTGAAAAAACTAAATGTTCATCAAACTGATGATAAAGATAATAATGAATTTTATTTAAATAAAGTAATATATAATGATGCGAATAATGTAAGAGATAATTATTCCTTTAATATGTTTCAGCCTCTTGTAAACGCTTTAAAAATAAAAACTTTATGTAGAATACATGTTAATTGTTATATTAAATCTAATGAATTAATTGAACACACTCCTCATCGAGATCAACTTTTTCCCTGTAAGGCTGCTGTTTTTTCTTTAAATACTTGCAATGGTTATACAACTCTTGTTGAAGACAAAGTTAATATTCCGTCTATCGAAAATCAAGTCGTTATTTTTAATGGTGACAAATTACATAATTCTACAAGTGTCACTGATTCGCCTAGAAGAGTTAATATAAATTTAAATTGGTATGATAAATAAAATTATAATTGTAGGTGGAGGATCTGCAGGTTGGATGACAGCCGCAACCTTAATACATCAATTTCCAAAAAAGAAAATAGTTTTGATAGAGTCGCCTAATATTCCAACTGTAGGGGTAGGTGAAAGCACCATTGTTCAAATAAATCGATGGAAAACTATGCTAGGCATCGAAGACAAAGACTTTATGAAACATTGTGATGCTAGTTATAAATTAGGAATAAGGTTTGAAGATTTTTACAAGAAAGGAGATGGTGGTTTTTTCTACCCTTTTGGCCAAGTTGATATTGAAGAAAATAGATCTGGTTTAAACGATTGGTATTTTAAAAAATTACGTAAGCCAAAGACTCCCCTATCTGATTATGCAGAAAGCATTTATCCTGTAATGTCTCTAATTAAACAAAATAAAATAACAGATAAAAATTTATTTGCTGGATTTAATTTACGAAGAGATGCTGCCTATCACATGGATGCAACAAAATTTGGTTTATGGTTAAGAGACCACTATTGTTTACCTAGAAAAGTTACTCACATAAAAGAAGATATTAAAAGCATCGAACAAGATGAAGAAGGCATTAAAACTTTAAATAAAAAACATAAGGCAGATTTATTTATTGACTGCACAGGTTTTAAATCTTTATTAATAGAACAAACATTAAAATCAGAGTTTATAGACTACTCCTCTTTATTGCCTAATAATTCAGCTTGGGCTACTAAATTAAATTATAAAAATAAAAAGAAAGAATTAAACTCTTACACAAACTGTCAGGCATTAGATAATGGCTGGATGTGGACTATACCTTTGTGGTCAAGAATGGGTAAAGGATATGTTTACTCAAATAAATTTGTATCTGATGATGAAGCATTAAAAGAATTTAAA